CGCGCTTTTATGCGTTCTTCTAATTATTCTAATTGTAATTCTAATTCTAATATAATATCAACTAATAAAAATCAGGAATTTAATAAAGTTCCTAATGCAGTTTTGTTAAAAACAGCCTTTGATAGAATTGGCAGTTACAATAGTACCATTGTCTTCAATAACAGACCTGAATTACACCCAATTATGATCCAAGATAAAGCTGTATATGATGTAATTAAGGTTTTGTATCCTGAATGCCAATTCAAAGAATGGAGTGATGACTGGAAAATTGCTCAAGATTGTAGAAGATATGTTAAAACAATGAATAAACACCCAGTACTCCATATAATCCGTGATATTGAAGAACTCAATTTATTAAATCAGCACATTAGATTTATTGATAAAATTTGTAAACACGGAAAAGATACATTAGTCTACAAACAAGCCAATAGACAAGTAGTTGACATTAATTCAACCAGACTAATGTTCAAAGGCTATGCAAAAACAATACTTACTCCCATCGTTGAAGGTGCTGATACATCAAGAGCTAAGAATGTACAAGCAGAAATTGAATCATATAATAATTCATTCTTAGGCCTTAAAGAAAGTCAAATAGATGTAAATTTATTTGACAAATTTAAGGGATGTTTCAACGAACATACTTTCGAAGAATTTATGGCTATTGATAAAGAATATAAAGATGATCTGATAGTTATGACTGATGTTTTATATTATATATCAGATGCATCTTTATACGAAGGTTTCAAAAAGAGTAGTCAAGGGGTCGTAGCTATTGGTGCATTACATGTACCAAAACATAAAGACTTCGAAAAACATAGTATTGTTTTTGAATCTACTAGTGAGGTGTTGGAAGAGGGATTTGTTAAAATCAATCCACCAGAAAGTACTTCAGATATGAAAGCCATATCTTGGGAGAAAGGTACTTTCGTTATGAAAACAGCAGGGAATGATCATTATTATTCTTCACAAATTAGATTACCAGAATTGATTGACCAAGATGCTGTAGTTCTAAGACAGCCTGCTAATCAAAATTATCCCTTTATCTTAAAACTAGTAGTTAACAATAGGATTGATACTGGTGCCACTGATTATATATCTTTTAAGATATATAAGATTGAAAAACCCCTTTACCATGATTTCATGGATGAGGATATGGCCAATAATCCATTAAAATACTTCCTTCTTAAAAACCATATTGAAAACCATCAAAATAATGAAGAAGGAGAAGAAACATGGCAACACCAGGCAACCAGATTATACTATGATCTTAAAGAACACCAAACACTAATACCCAATCCTTATTATGTCAAAACCTTCGTTGACAAAGTTAAAGAATTGTTTAAACCCAAAGATATTAGTGGATTGTTTAACATTAAGAGAAATCAAAAATCATACATATTATATAAACAACATGGTGGTCTTTTTAGATCTTACACCTACAAAACTGTAAATATTAATACTACCGATCTTGATACATATACTGTAGATGCTAAATTAATTAATCGTATATGTGTTAAGATAACAATTGCTCCTGAAATAAATCGACAATTGATTAATACTTTAATAAACTATATCAACAATGAAAATCCATCATTAAGTGTCGATCAAATCTATTCAATAATTGTCTATTGCACCAATTCTGTCTTAGATTTAGAAGGCAAATTAACCGTATTAAATAATATTGGATTAACAAAGGAAGTAAATAGCCTTAAAAATTCTGAATATAAATTACTTCCAAATGGTTTTGTTGACGCCTTCTTTAAAGAGCAATTATGGAACTTTATTAAATTCAAGTTAGTAACAAGCTTAGGTTTGGGAATCAATATGGATAATAATAAAGATAAAATGCAGGATTTTCATTAAGCCCTAATTTAAATAATGCTGATGAATTACAGCGGCAAAAATTTGAAGGAGTTTCATTAACAGAAAATATTGAAAAACATGCTGCTGCAATTCTATATCCACTTGGATTAAAACATCCACATCCCAACTATTGTAAATTAGATAGGCTTATAATAAATAATATTTATGATAATGAAGTTGCCACATTATACAATTTGAACAAAGGTCATAGTGTATTAATCAATGATTGTGAATATGAGCGCAATCCATTTGATTATATTAAAGTTAAGGATATAAATTGTAAATGTGATAGAAAAATACTTTATGAACAGATATTTGGTGACATAACTGATCAAAATGATGAAATAATGGCATATAAGTCTTGTAAGCATACCATATATGCCGCAGCTAAACGACAAATGAAAATGGCACCAACACCAGATCCAGCAGTAGCAGATGAATTTGTAGAGTATGCAAAACAAATCATCGACAATGAAGTAGGTGAATATTTAAACCATTTTGAGTACTCATATCAACAATGGTATAATCATCTTGATTTAACAAAACAACAAGATATGGATATGGTGGCAAAGTACTTTTCACATAACATAGACGATATTCCTCGTGATATGTTAAAACGAATCAAAAACTTACATTATCAAGGGATTTGTAAGGTTGAATTACAAAATATAGATGGTAAACCAAGGATGGTATGTTCAATACCCTTACAAACTAAATTTATTATGGGACCTATTTGTTGGGCATTGGAAGAAATTTTCCAAGATCACTTTCACGGTTATTGTGGAGGTAAAAATCTAACCGAAATGGCCAATAAAATTAATAATTATGCAGCGTTAGGTTTTACCAAGGTTGTTGAAGGTGACGGTAGTGCCTTTGATAACACACAAGACATCTCTTTGAAACGTGTTGATCAGTACATTTATTCATTAGTAAAACAACATGTTTATCATGTTGACAAAGACTTATTTTATAAGACTGCAACACAATTATATAAGACTATGGACGTTGTTGCAAGAGATACTGATACAAAAAGACAACATAAACTATTCACTTATTCAATACTGGGTTCAGTATTTTCAGGTGACGCTGATACTACATTATGCAACACTGTTCGTATGGCCTTATACAACAGATTTGTTAATGACAAAGCCGGTCTGGTTTTTGGTCGTGATTATATCTGTTTTTCAAAGGGTGACGACTTTACAGTAATGTATAAGCCGTACGTGAAAGATGATTTTATTAATCAAGCATATTATAAGTACTTTGTTAAAGCACAAAAAGATGTGAGTCAACCTGACACCAGAGTTTTTGGATTAGGTCAGGTGTTAAAAATGCTTGATTTTGGTGGATTATCTAGCATTAAATTTTGCTCATTACGTGCTTGGTTTAAAAATGATCATGAAATAATTTTAACTCGTGACCCTAAGAAATTTTATAATCTAGCCAAATATTCAAGAAAGCTTAAAACTATGTCAAATTACCAAGCAGCCTTATATTTGATCCAGCAAGCGGAAGCTTTACTGGCATCTTATAAAGGAATTGAAATTTTTGAGGTTATGGCACGAGCATATTACCTTAGAGCATTAGAGTTTATGAAATATACTACTGACAGAGAACAACAAACATTTAAACATAAGCTCGTTAAATTAGAAGCAAAATTAGTTGCTAGATCTAAGAATGTTAAGTCTAAATATGCTATGGAAGAAAATATATATCAACGCTTGGTTTACAATATTGGATTCAGAAAAACACAACATAAAATTCAAGGTACATATTGGGAAGCCATGCAAAAGATATATCAAGTTAGAACTGATACATTAACAGAGACGGAAGCATTCTTAGTTAATCAGCAAATAGCTGCAGAGTTCTCAGTTGAAGAACTTAAAACTAAATTAGGGCAGAATTATGCAGCGATCTAAACGATCTAATAAACAACCCAAACCTAAGGTTAATAATGTCAGAAGGAGAAAACCAGGTAAACGTAGAGTTTTACCTGCTGCTCAAGTTATGTCAGCACCTAAGCAATTCAATACTATTAAAACAAATGGTACAACTGCAGTGGTAAATGGATGTGATCTTGTGTATCAAATACCGGATAGCTTAAGTACAGAATTTCAAAATTCACAAGTAATCACAATTATACCATGTAATCCTGCGTACTGGTTAGGTACAAGGGTAAGTGCTTTAGCAGCTGGTTATCAGAATTATAGACCAACACACTTTGAAGTTATTTATATTCCACAATGTGCTGTTACTCAGCAGGGTAATGTCATTGGTGGAACATTATGGGATCAAACACCTAATTCTGAAAACTTACAGCAAACACTTAAAACATCGAATGGTGGTCTTTTAACACAGTGTTATGCTAAACAAAATGCTATTGTTAAATTAGGTAATAATTTACAATACAATTTGTACCGTATGGGTGGTGCTATTGATCAAGAGAGTAATCCATT